GTAGCCCCCCCCCAGCTCACGCGCGCATGTGTGTGTGTGTGTGGTGTGGGGTGTTTATCCGTTTCCCCCGTGGGGCGAGAGGGGACCCGTCCGCCCGGGAAGCCCCCCCCCCCCCCTATCGTGGACAACCGTGCTTACCTAAACTGCTTCGTTGTGTGTGCTGATCGTCGCTCTGTTGATCAGCCGATATACGTCTCAGTCGATCTTGACCATCGGGCCGCCTATGAGCGTGCCAGATCGTTTCTGAAGGGCTACCGATCGCCGCAGGCCGTGCTGTGTCGCGGGCGAGCTGAACTGTGTTGGTCGCCGCAACAGGTGCGATCGAGTACGCGTTGAGTACGCAGCGTACGCGCCGTGTACGCGTTGAGTCGAGAGCGTGGCGTTCGGGCCGCCACGCGTTTTGACTCGCGCGAAGGAAAGCGAAGGAAAGTCGCCTACCGCCACTGACGCCACAACGCTCGGCCAATCACAGCGCTGGCAACCGTCGCCACGATCAGCGTCACAGACCGGCTGTAGCCTGAGTCGCCGACGATGATCAGCGTCAGGCAGAAGACGCAGACGGCTGCGGTGATGGCGTGTGGCATGGCTCGACCTCAAAACACGGGGACTACCGAAAGCGGGCCTTGACCATCGCGACCCGTAATTTCGCGTCAAACTCTGCAATTAGTTGCATGCCTCTGGCCAGCTTTGTGACGCCATCAATCGTGAGGCTAGAGATTTTGCCAGACCGCAACGCAGCGGATGCGCCACGCAGCCCAGCCAACAACGAGTCTAGTTCGTTGAGCTGATCGTCCAAAGAGTCCGCCGTTACGTCGCCAACGCGAACGTCACTTGAATGCGGCTTAGGTGATTTCTTCGTCGCCATGATTCGACAAACATGATTCAGCCTCGAAAAAAAATCAACGCAACGCTTGACGCTGGAAAAGGTTGCGACAACATCATGTCGGTAACGTCAAAAAGTTGAAACAACTTTGTTGACACGTTGAACGTAGATCGTAATTATCCCGCCCGCAACGCGGCAAACAAGACCGCACGAAGCGAACAAAACAACGAACGTGATTCAATACGCTCGGTTCATTTGAAATACATTGGGCAAATTTGCATGGCGGCAAAAACGGAACAAATAGGACTGACGGAGCCAATCACGATCGCACAGGCGACCGCCATCTGTGGCTACAACCGGTTCAAGCTGCATCGGCGGATTGGGTCCGGCTCGCTGATCACGGTCGTGTCTGACGGCAAGCACTTCACGACGCGCCGACATCTCAACGCGATGCTCGCAGCGGACGCTAAGAAAAAACGAGACCTCAAGAAGCGTCTCAATACCAAGTCAAAGGATGGCTGTTAGGTCACGGATGGCCTTTCCCAATCACTAACTGCGGGAGAGGTGCGCTATGTTTTTTGCGTGGCTATACGTTGTTGGTTGCTTAATCGTCTTAGTGAGTGTCGCGCAGTTCAACGCGAATCAGGAACGTCGAAACAGGGAGAGTGACCGTGGGTAAGGCGATCTCGATACAGCCGACGATGACAGCAATCGACCAGCGCGATTGTTTCATCCGGCTGAGCGAGGCCGCCAGATACCTCGGGGTGTCGATTCCGACCGTCTACATGTGGGTCAACCACGGTCACGACGGACATCGCATCAAGACCCGGAAAGTCGGTCATGCGGCATGCACGAAGCTGCGTTGGCTCGATGAGTTCATTGAGTCCACGCAACCGCGTGAGTCGCTTGATGATGAGCGGATGCAGCAGCAGTTAATTGCGGCAGGGCTGAAATAATACCAGCATCGACAGTGCGCATCGAAACGAGGTGTGCCGTGTGAAAATAGCAACCAGTAAGACGCCAGGCTGACTGTGACCCCGGCCAGCCTGGATTTAGCGAGAGTCTCCGGCATCTGGAGACTGAGCCGGTGAGAGACCGGTGATTTGAGTTGCGATCGAAAAGCCTTAGAGGCGGGTGATCGCTGGCTGGCGTAGCTCAATTGGTAGAGCACCCTCGATAAGAGGGCGATGCACGTTCGAATCGTGCCGCTTGCTTTGCTTGATACAGACTGATCGCGGCTCGCTAGCAGTACGAGCGTCGATTGTTTCGACAACGCGGTCACGAAGTCGGTCGCCAGCAATATCGAAGCGGCGACCGTCATACACGAGGCAGGCAATGAGCGACGAAGAGTTTATCAAAGCCTGCGAGCGAGACGCTGCGACGAATACGCAGCCAGAAGGAACGCGGATCTACGACTACGGCGACAGAGTGTGCGTTGTCAGCCGTTGCGAGCGACCGGCAGGGTATCAACACACTCGGTCTGGCATGTGCCCGCGTTGGGAATTCACGTATCACGGCAGATTACTGCCGTTGGAAATACTGCACACGCAGCCGGACCCGCAAAGCGTCAAAGGCGTGGAGCAGGTGAGCCCGGTATTGAAACGCCAAGTCGGTTCGCTAGCAGGATCGGCACTACATGAAGGGCTAGTTTTGTGACCGGCTGCGTGTGTTAGTAATGCGAGCAGGGTGACGTGCTTGAGGGATGAGGACGGCCAACGGACGGGCCGGAGCTGAGCGACTGCGGCTAGCTATTGGATGGCGACGCCGCGTCTTTTCTACTTTTCACGTGGCATCTTAAAGGAGTGACGTGTGATAGATCGCCCATGTAAGCAGTGCGGTAAAGCGTTTCGCGTATACGCAAGCTCGCAGCGGGTATTCTGTTCGTCTGATTGCAGAGCGATCCATGCTCCATCCGCTTTACGTCACGGAAAGAGTCGCACACGGCTTCACGGTATATGGTGCCACATGAAGACGCGTTGCAGATGCACGACAAGCAATGTGTTTAGCTACTACGGCGGCAGAGGAATATCTGTTTGCGACGAGTGGAAGAGTAGTTTTGAGACGTTCGCGTCGTGGGCGGCGTCAACCGGATACAACGAGAACCTGGAGCTTGATCGTATAGATGTAAATGGTAACTACGAGCCATCGAATTGTCGCTGGGCAACCAGAACCCAGCAGATGAGTAACACACGCAAGCGACGTGATGGAATAACGTCAAAGTACAAAGGCGTGTCGTGGTGCAGAAACGTAGGCAAGTGGCGCGTGCAGATACAGCACGATAGAAAACCAATGCACGGCGGACTGTTTACAGATGAGGTGGCTGCTGCAAGGAGATACGACGAACTGGCGTTGCGTATTCATGGAGAATATTGCAACTTAAATTTTCCACGGAAGGAGAGTGCATCATTTTAGTGTTAAGCCGCAAGAAGCAGGAACGACTGCGTATCGGTGACGAGATCATTCTGACGGTCATTCGCATCGACGCAACCAGCGTGAGACTAGGTATAGAAGCTCCATTGCACGTGAATATCATTCGCGACGAATTGGGCTTTTCGAGCGACTACAAGCCGACGTTTGAAGACGACGGACCAAGCACGGAAGACACCGGCATTTGGCCGAGCGACGGCACCGAATCAGGCAACAACAATCAGCCTAAATAAAAACAGCCGAGTGATCCTGTAAATCACACGGCTGCGCATCGCGAGTGCGTGACTCGCAACAAGGGAGAACGATAATGCAATTGATCACGGGTAAACAGGCTAAGCCGCGAAGGATCCTGCTTTATGGCCAGCATGGCATCGGCAAATCGAGCTGGGCAGCGAGTGCCAGAGGTGCGGTATTCATCGACACCGAGGGCGGTTTGGGCGACATCGACTGTCAGCACTTTCAGCAATGCTACTCGTTGGGCGATGTCCGCGAATCAATGGTTGCGGCTGAAAATGTGCCGGGTATTCGATGGCTAATCATAGACTCGCTCGACTGGCTCGAAACGCTCATCTGGGCTGATGTGTGCGCAAAGAATAACGTCGACTCGATCGAGAAAGTCGGCGGCGGTTACGGCAAGGGCTACACGATGGCGCTCGCCGTGTGGGATAAGATTCTCACGCATCTGGACGGTATGCGTAGCAAGGGCATCGGCGTGATCTTCCTGGCTCATGCCAAGGTAAGTCGCTTCGAAGATCCAGCGGGGCCGTCTTACGACCGTTACGAGCCATCGCTACACCAGAAGGCCGCAGCAGCGGTGATGGAGTGGTGCGACGAAGTTTTGTTTGCTCGGACACGCGTGGCGGTCGTTAAAGAGGACATGGGATTCAACAAAGAACGCGGCATGGCACGCGGTGGTAAAGACCGGCTGATACTCACAAATGAGTCAGCCGCAGCTATTGCGAAGAACCGTTTGCGGTTGCCGGACGAACTGCCGCTGGAGTGGTCGGCTTATGCTCAATACCTGCCAGACCCGTCGCAGATCGTCGCGAGTGCGAAGCCGCAACAACAACCAGCACAACAACCAGTCACTGAGCCTGGCGCAGTCTCAGAAATGAACGAGTTCTTTGGCGGCGACATTGAAGGGATCGTCACGGACGGCAGTAGCAAAAAACAAACTCAACCAGCGTAATAAAAACACTTCAACACTAAACGGAAACCAAAAACATGAACGACATGGCTGACCTGAATTTCGACGCCAACAACGTCGCACCAAACGAGGGCTTCGCGCCGATCTCGGCTGGTGATCACGACGTGATGATTATTGCGGCAGAGGTAAAGCACACAGCGGCTGGAACTGGTAAGTATCTCAAGCTGACGCTCCAAGTTTTGAGTGGTCAGTTTCAGAACCGGCTGCACTTTGAAAACTTGAACTTGTGGAATAACAACGCGCAAGCGGTGCAAATTGCTCAAGGCACGCTGTCGGCCATCTGCCGAGCCATCGGGATCATGACACCGAAGGACTCGAAAGAGTTGGTTGATAAATCGCTGACGGCGAAGTTTGTCGTGCGTCCCAAGAAAGACTCACAAGGCGAGTTCGAGAATCGCGTCGTTAAGTGGTCCGCCAAGAGCGGCACCGCTCCGGCACAGACGCGGCAGCTCGAACCAGCCCCAGCAGGTGGCAAGCCAGGCGGCTGGTAGTTCTTTCTCATCACGCGCCGCGATGCTTTTGTCGCGGCCTTTCTTTCTGGGGTGATACTCATGAGACTTTACGAAATTGCCGCCGAGTGGGAACGCCTTGCAGACATCGCGTTTAGCAACGTTGATGATGACGGCGAAATGCCGCAAGACATCGTCGCGGAGATGAACGCCGTCGAGGCGTCGTTTGATGCGAAGCTCTCGGCCTGCTGCCGAGTGGTACGCAACCTTGAAGCGGCGGCAGATGCCTGCGATACCGAAGCCAAGCGATTGAAGGCTCGCAAAGACGTCTACAACAACAACGCCGACCGACTCAAATCGTACATGAAGGACGTGCTCGAACGACTGGGCGAACGCAAACGCGAGATCGACGGCATCTTCACAGTATCAATCAACAACAACCCGCCTAGCGTAGCTGTGTTGGATCTCGACCTCGTGCCGTCTGAGTTTGACAAGGTCTTCGAGCGAGCGGTTGAACTGTCGCGGATTAAAGAGGCGTTGAAAGCTGGCGTTGTTGTGCCTGGTGTTGAACTGCGTAACGGCACACATTTGAGGATCAGGTAGATGCAACCTCGCTGGTATCAAACCGAATCCGTCGACGCCTGCTTTGGTTACCTGCGCAACGAGCCCGCAGGTGGGCCGGTCATAGTCTTGCCAACCGGAGCTGGTAAGAGCCTGGTGTTAGCGATGATTGCAAAGCGCGTCGTTGAACAATACTCACGGCGAGTTTTGATCGTAGCACACAGATCCGAACTGCTGATCCAGAACGCTGAAAAGGTTCGTGCGTTGCTACCTGATAAAGATGTCGGCATTTATTCGGCGGGACTTAACGAGCGCGATACCGAGCACGACATTGTTTGCTGTGGCATCCAATCAGTTCACAAGCGGGCTCACGAGTTTGGCGAGCGGCATCTTGTTTTGATCGACGAGGTGCATTTGGTCCCGAGCGATGGCGAAGGTATGTACCGCACGTTCCTTGGTGATCTGAAGGCGATCAATCCGGATATCAGATTCGTCGGCCTGACGGCCACTCCATTCCGCACAGGTGAAGGCCGGTTGACAGGTAAAGACAAGCTGTTTCAGAAGATCGTCTACTCGGCACCGCTCACACGGTTGATTGACGAAGGCTTTCTATCGCAGGTCACGAATCAACCAGCGACGGCAACAGTTGATACCAGCAAGCTGCATGTGCGGGCTGGTGAGTTCATCGCCTCGGAAGTCGAATCGTTGTTCAACTCGAACGCACACGTTGAGGCTGCTTGCCAAGAGCTTGTGGCGTTGAGCGTCGATCGCAAGTCGATCTTGGTGTTTTGCTCGGGCGTGAATCATGCCGAGCACGTCAAGAAGATTATCGAGGAACTAACCGGCGACGAAGTTGGAATCGTCACTGGCCAATCGGGAGCCTTGGAACGCGCGGCAACATTACGACGATTCAAAGAGCGGGACCTGCGATGGACGGTCAACGTTGACGTGTTGACCACCGGCTTTGACGCTCCGAACATCGACTGCGTTGCGGTATTACGTGCCACGCTATCACCTGGCCTATTCGCTCAGATGGTGGGTCGAGCACTGCGAACGCATCCATCCAAAACTGACGCGCTGATACTCGACTTCGGCGAGAACCTGAAGCGTCATGGGCCGATCGACTCACCGACGTTCGGCATGGAATCTCAGAAGAGCGGGACGGGCACCGGCGAAGCGGTCGTGAAGATCTGCCCTGCGTGCAGGGCTGATGTCTTTGCGGGCTCGCGTGAGTGCGAATGCGGGTTTGTATTTCCGCCCAAAGACGACGGACGTCACGACGGCAAGAGCGATCAAGAGACAGCGTTGCTGGCTTCGCAGATGAAGCCGTCTGATTGGTATGTGGTGAGTTGTATTTGGGGCTTGCATCGCAAGCGCCAAGCGGGCGACGAAGCACCGCCGACGTTGAAAATTAGCTACACGTGCCAGCCGTTTGATAACGACGCGGCTGGAGATCTCAGCACGGAAATCATCAGCGAGTGGGTCTGCCTACAGCACGAAGGATTCGCCCGCACGAAAGCCGTCGGCTGGTGGCTGCAACACTCGAAGGCACCTGTCCCGAGCACAATTGCCGAAGCAGTATCACTGCTCAATCGCGGCGCTGCTGCGATGCCAACGCACATCCGCGCCAAGCGCGAAGGCAAGTTCTGGAAGATCTTGTCGCAGACCATCGACGAACTTCCTGACGAGTGGGAAGACGAGCCAGAGAAAACGTTTGATACAGAACCGATCGACGAATTTGACCGGGATACAGACGAAGTACCGTTCTAGGAGCTGCCAGGAATGATTCCAGCACAGATGCTCGAGGCGCCACGGTGGATACTGTGGAGACTTGAACAGCGTGATAAACAACCGACGAAGGTTCCCTACGATGCCAAAACATTTCACCACGCAAAGACGAACGATCCGTCTACCTGGTGCGACTACGACACAGCAGAGGCGGCACTTAAATCAGGTGGCAATTTCAGCGGCCTGGGTTTTGTCCTGGGTGATGGATTTGCGGGCGTGGACATCGACGGCTGCATGACTGCCGGCAAGATCGAGCCGTGGGCTTGGTCGATCATCCGCACGCTGGAGAGCTACAGCGAGGTATCGCCGTCTGGGACTGGCGTCAAGATTTTCTTGCTGGCCACGTTGGAACGCGGTCGCAAGAAGCTGATGGGCTCGCCATTGGTTGAAGGCGGCAAAGCTCCCGGCCTGGAGATCTACGGTGGGGGCCGGTACTTCGCCGTGACTGGTGAAGAGATTGGGATCTCAGATGAGTGCGAAGCGCGGCAAGAACAACTTGATGCGTTGATTGCGGAGCATTGGCCAGAGCGGAAAGTGGTTCCGTCGAGTTCTGCGGAGTTCCGTCAGGTTCCGTCGAGTTCCGTTGTGGAACGGGCCAGGCGGTACATGGAGCAAGTCGATCCGTCGGTGTCTGGCCAGCGTGGCCATGACGTCGCGTTCCGCGCTGCGTGTGCGTTGGTGCTCGGGTTCGGCCTATCGACCGAAGAGGCGTTTCCGCTTTTCGCGGAATGGAATCAGAAATGTCTGCCGCCGTGGTCTGAAAAGGAACTGCAACACAAGCTCGATTCAGCGAACAAACAAGGCGGGGCCCGCGGCTACTTATTGCAGGACGATCTAAACAATCCCTATGAGCAACAGGTTGATTTAAGCCAATTCTTACAGGTGACCAACAAAGCTGTGATTCCGGCATCGGAGTATCAATACTACATCGAAGAGCCAAGTCCAAAGCTGCCTGACGACGTGCTTTGTCCGCCTGGATTTCTTGGCAAGTTGGTCGAGCACAACCTGCGAACGGCTTGGTTCGCACAGCCTGAGTTAGCTCTCGCTGGAGCGTTGTCGCTGTTAGCAACTCTGACCGGTGGAAAGATTGCCGATCGCAGCGGAACGCGAACGAATTTATATGTGCTTGGATTGGCTCCGAGTCGGTCTGGCAAAGAGCACGCTCGAAAGCTCAACCGCGAAGTTCTGTTGCGATGCGGCGCTGATAACTTGATCGGCCCGGAAGAGATCGGCAGTCACGCTGCGATCTATTCGTGGTTGGCTGAGCACCCAACAATTCTTTTCCAATTGGACGAGATCGGTCGCAAGTTCGCGACCATGAAAGACGCGGCCAAGTCGCCGCACCTGTGGAACATTGTCAGCGTGTGGCTGAAGCTCTGGAGCTCGTCCGACTCGATGCTCAAGGGCGATGCCTACGCTGATCTCAAAAAGACAAAAACGCTGCTCTATCCGCATGCTGTGATCTATGGCACCAGCGTGCCGGAAAGCGTGTGGGAAAACCTGACCAAGGAAAACGTCAGCGATGGGCTGCTCGCGCGGTTCCTGGTGTTCGAAGGCGTCGGCTATGCCGATCTGCAAGCGAACACGCAACGCGTCAATGACGCGGTTCCTGATGACGTGATTGCCGTGGCTCGCTGCTGGCGAGAACTCGAAACGCACAAAGGCAATTTGGCGAGCGTGCCGTGCAACGCGTCGCCAATACGGCTGACGACGACCGACGAGGCCCGCCAGCGGTGGGAAGACCATAACGAGGCTGTCGTTGAACGTCGTCGCAAGGAAGACTCCACGACCGCTGCTGTGTGGTCTGGAACGCCCGAGAAGACATCTAAGCTCGCGTTGCTGTTTGCGGCGTCTCGATGGCTCGGAGAGGGCCAGCCATTGCCTGTGATCGAACTCAACGACATGGACCGGGCGGTAACGCTCGCGAACTGCTTAACGCGGATGATGTTGCTCAAGGCCGAAAGAAATGTCAGCGCGAACGAGACGGAAAAAACCGTCAACCAGTTCTTGGAGTTTATTCGTTCGAATGGAGGTGCCGCGACTCTCAGCGAAATCGCAAGGAAGTTTCGCCGAATCAAAACACGTGACCGGGACGACACCATAAAAACACTTGTTACATGTGAACAACTCGCGGCAGAAGTCCAAACAACAAACGGGCGTTCGGCGACTGTCTTTAGGTTAATAGATCAGCGTGTGCTTATGCGTCAAAACGGCGGCTTGGAAAGAAGTGAAGGAACGTCGTCGTAAGTCCTTGGTACATACCTTATTTCCTTTCTTCCTTACTTACTTAACTAACTAACTAACTAACAAACGCGTCACGAGTTCCCCTCTTCTCTCACACACTCCTTATGGGAAATAAGGAAAGAAGGAAAGAAGGGTCCGAAGGTCGGATGAGCGTCATGGCTACTGAACAACGAAAAGGATCTGGAATGCCTCGAAATGAAAACCACGTCTGCGAGAACTGCGTCTTTTGGAAGGAGCCAACTCCCGAAGAAGAGGACCGGGGAGCGTGCCGAAAATCCACGCCGGTGATCGCGGCAACAAACGTCTTCCTCTATCAGATGCTCAGACCAGCGAAAGAAGAGGATCCGTTTGAGGAGTTCCTCAACCAAGGTCACTGGCCATCTACCTGGCCTGATGACTGGTGTGGCGAATTCCAAGCGGCAACCGCGAACGGAGTCGGATCTTGAAAATTGAATTCACGGTGCCCAGCGTCCCGGTAGCTCAACCAAGGCAGCGAGTCGGCATGGTTGGCGGGCACGCTCGGCAGTTTCTGCCAGGGAAGCATCCCGTAAACGCCTACAAGGCGTCCGTGGCGCTGTCGGCGAGAGAATCCTACTCAGGAGCCCCACTGGAAGGTCCGATCGCTCTGAGGGTGGTTTTTGTGCTTCCTAGACCTGGTCGGCTGATTTGGAAGTCGCGACCAATGCCGAGAGTCCGGCACGCCAGCAAGCCAGACCCGGACAACCTGCTGAAATCAATTTGCGACGCGTTGAACGCCAAGGTCTGGCGCGACGACGCGCAGGTCTCGACGGTCACCGTCGAGAAGTGGATCGCGAGCGGCGACGAGCAGCCTCACGTTGAGGTCTGCATCGAAACGATTGACTGAGTTTTTTGTTTTTTCATTCAAACGGAGATTTGGCAATGAGTAGTGGTTCAGCGGTTGCGAGTGTTGAAGTTGGTGGCGTTGACGGATATCTCAACGCCTTGGCGACCGATCTGGCTCGTGCGATTTCCGAGGTGGCTCTCTACCTCAACCTGCGTGACGACGCTGAGATCGACGAGCAGGGCATCATCGACTTGGTATCGGACGAGGCTCTCGACGAACTCGAAACGTGGATCTCCGACGTCCTCGCAACGACTGCCGAGCGTGGCGACCTGCGAGCCAACGGTGGGCCGCTGCTCGTGCTGCCTGAGTGCCTGGAGCAGTTCTTTGACCTCGGACAGCCTGACGACGCTCCAGAGGGCTCCAGCGAGCCACAGGACGCGTCCTGCGACGTCCCGAAGGCCGAGACGCCTGACGAAGCCAAGACCCGCATCGAGGCCATCATTCCGACAGCCCTGCGTCAACTCCGAGACGCGGAGTCGATTGCGGCGAGTCGCAAGGCCGCACACGACGCCGCGAAAAAGAACGTCGATGCGATGCAGGACCAGTTGAATCAGCTCGTGACGGAGTTCAGTGAGGCGTTGACCGGCGTGGCGGGTGGCGACTTCCAATTCCGCCTGCCGTTCGATCGCACTTCGGAAAACTCTTCCGCAATTGGTGGCGACGCGAATTCAGGAACTGCAACAGGTTCCGAGTCTGGAACTTCCCAAAGTGACGAAGCCATCGGCTGGGCTGTGCATGTTCTGACGGTCGATCAGCTCACCGAGAAGACGTCCGGCCAGAGCGATGGCAAGGGCATCTCGGAAGCGATCGCAGACAAACTGGTCGACAACGGCCTGCACACGATCGGCGAACTCGAATCGCACATGCGGCAGCACAGCGTCTATTGGTTCCGACCACTCAAGGGCATCGGCGAAGGCAAGGCCGATGTCATTCTCGAAGCGGTCAATGCGTTGCGTCGGGTCTACCCGCAAGCCGGTGGGGAGTAAGTCATGCGATCATTCCAGAACTGCATCGACCGCATTCGCGGCGAGAAGCCATTTCGGCCACTACACGGCACCGCAGCAAAAGTCGGCGGCGAGCGGGTTAACACAATTCAGATCGCAAAAGCCAAAGCCGAGCGTCAGCGGAAATACGCGTTGATCTGCGAATTGATACGCACGTCGCCAGAACCGGTGACGTGCGACATGGCTGGCGAAGCGTGCGGCGTAGCACGCAAGCGGATTTTCGAACTCATCGCGAGTGATCCCGCTTGTCCGTTTACCTACGGCGAGCGGGTCGGATTCGGAACCAATCAGCCGCGTCGGTTGGTTATCAAAAATCAGGAGTAGCACGAAATGGATTTGATTGGTGAGGCACTTCAAGGAAATCGCGGAGAGGACCAAACCCGAATCGCAAAGACGGCGATTCATTGGGTTGAAACGCTACTCCGCAAGAATCACGACTATGGCTCGTCAGTCTGGCAAGTCCCGGTATTAGCTCCCGACTGCGATCCGGCCATCGCGATCCGCGTGAGAATGTCTGACAAGATCAACCGGCTGCAAACGCTGCTGAGCGGCAAGGCCGCAGAGGTATCAAGCGAGTCGATCGACGACACGCTGAGAGATTTGGGGGCCTACTGCCTGCTGTATTTGGCAAGGCCGACTACCTGCGAACGTAGTAACGAGCGAAAGGCGGTAACGCGATGAACTGGCAGCCGATTGAGAACGCGCCGAAAGATAAGTACGTGTTGTTGTGGCACGACGAGGATTTTGACGTTGGGATTTACAACGACGGCCGTGGGTATTGGGAGATACTGACCGGCGAAGGCATTACTCCGACGCACTTCATGCTGATAACGCCGCCCGGCGAGCAGCAGCCTGACGCGGACCTAATGAGAGAGCAGTTGCTTAACTGCCACGAACGCATGCGAGAGCAGGCTGCCACGATCTCTGAGTTGAAAGCGACGCTGGTATCAAAGTGTCGCGAGCAGCAGCCTGAGAGTGTGAACCAGCGGTTGCTCGATGCGATTCAGCATCTTCGGATGTGCAGCGAGTGCAGTGAAGGATCACTTGAGAACTGCGAAGTCGGGCAAGAGGTGTTAGCAGCGATCGAGGCGGCCAAGCAGGCGACGAAAGGAACAAATGAAAATCACTGAAGCGGCGAAAGCACTCAGCAAGCTGAGCGAGCAACTCGGAGCTGAGATTGCGTTTAGAGAGACCGGCACCATCGACATGTATTGGCTCAGTGTGCGATTGCAACCGGACGTGAAAGATCTTGCAAAGATCACCGATGCAATCAGCACGCTGAAAGAGCTTGGCGCGGAGTCGTCATGAGTAACCGGCGATTTGTAGACGTGGCATTATTCAAGCGGCTGCGAGCGTTGTTGCTCAGCCTGCCGCAGACGGACGAGGTGACGAAGTTGGTGGCGAAATGCGAAAAGGCGCTCGGCAAGGGGCGGGTGAAACGAAAGGCGAATGATGAGCGGTGTAAGTGTGACGGTGTTCTGCGCGATGATCAGAGCGTGTGAAAAGGCGCATGGACGCAAGGCTTGCGGCGAACGCATTGAGGAGTTCCGGCGACTACTGGCTGAGGCCGAGGCAGTTTACATCAGCCTGCCTGATGCACCGGCTAATAAATCGCGAAGAACGAAAGGCGGTGAGTGATGACGCAGCCAGACGAACGAGCACGGTCGATAATCAGAACCGAGGAGCTACTCAAGGACCTGCTTGACCGTAGCAAGACGCCAGGTGTGCCGCCTGTGATTCGATCCAGAGCGCAGATCTGCTTGCGGCATTTTCCTTGTGCGGTTCACGTGGATCAGTTGGCGGTGTTGGCTCCGGACATACTGTGGACCGAGGAAGCACAGCGGCGGATCGATAAGAATGGATTGGAGCCATCGTCATGAGCGAGCAACTGGACGCGAAGCAGCAGGACCAGAAGCATGCAGAAATCGTTCTTGATTTCCTGTGCCGACTCGCGACATGCCACAATTGCGGCTGTGATCTGATTGTCGATTTCGGCTGTCGACATTGCCATGACGGGTGCCCTTCACAGTGTGACGAATGCGAAGATGAACATGCCAAGTTGACGAATCACGACTACGAGGCGGCACTAAGCGCAGCAAGGCAGCTTGTTGCGGCTCATCAGCAGCACGCAAAAACGGAGTGAGCTATGCAAAAACATGACGTTTTGGTCGCGACGCTGGAACGCGATCGGCCAATCAAATGCAGTGACGGCACGCTCATCGAGCTTATGGGCGATGAGAAATCAGTGCCGATCAAAATCACGCGGCCAAGGCTGGCAATCAGCAGTAAGCGTCGCGATCGAGAACAGGAAGATGATCAACAATGAAATACGACATGGACCGCGATTTCGTCGAGTGCGGCAACGACACGGAAGGACACCATGCGATTCTTGACGCCACCGAGAGACGCGGAGAATCGAAAGTCACGATTAGCACGCAATGGGTGCGCATGCTGCTAATTGAGATTGAGCAGCTGCGCAGGAAATGCGGCACTGAACACCGAGACGAGGGGCGTCATTGACTGAATCCGCAATTAACAGCGAGGAGACGCAGAGATGCAATTCACGCAAGTTGGCAGAAATTCAATAAGCCACTGTGAACACTGCGACGAATTGTTCGTCGTTAAGGGCACTGACGCGTTTGTTGACTCGATTGAGCAGCTCGAAAAGATGGCCGAGACGCATCGCAGTCAATCTCCAGCTTGCCAGAAGTGGTACAGTGAACTGCCATCATTCTCGCAGTTGATGGAGTCGCTTAGGTCTGGCGCAAAAGAATCAACCGAAAGCCGGAGCGACGCCAACGAAAATAATCCACACAACGGCACTGTGGGCTATTGGCGAGTAACTGGAATCAGGCACGAGGCGACGGCAAAAGCCGAGTCGGCACCTGATGCGATCGCAAAGTGCATCAAAGCCGGATTCGTTGGTGATTGGGAGTGCGCAACGGCTGAGTTTATCGGCGTGGAATTGCCTGAAGTGTTCTGAACCTAGAACTAACAATTTGACGCGCGCATTGCCACGTGCTATATGACACGCGTGGGGCCAAAGCGGGCAGCAATGCTCCGACGCCACGGTTGAGACGTTTCGTTTCCCGTCGTCGGATATCGCCATGAAAAACGCTGTTGTCGCTGGCTGTTTTCTCACCGCTCTGATCTCTGTCGGCGTGTGCGTCGGCACGATTCAGCCGGTCGCAGTTGGCTATGGCGCACCAACGACCGGCGTCACTGCGACTGGCGTTGTTTCGCTGCTGACGACGCTGCTGTCTGGTGCTGGAGGGATGTTTGCCCTGCTCAAGAAGTCCGCGCCACAGGTCATCGACATCGCGAAGCCGTGGCTCGGCGGTGGTGATCAGCGGCTGATTGCTGGTGGCGTTGACTTCATCAAGTCGCTGTTCGACGAGCATAACGACATCTCTGAGGACATGGAGAAGGGCGCTGCGTTGCTGATCTGTCACGCCCGTTCGAAGGCGCTCGACAAGCCAGGAACTGACAAGGCGTTCGAACTGTTGCAGCACATCCAAGAGCAGCATGCGAAGACGGCGGTGAAGAAATGAAAGCCTATGGCATTCTTCCGCTGATGTGGCTGGATGAGGAATACGGCCCTCGAAGTCGTTTCAGGTCAAAGACGCGAACAAAGCGGCATCTACGCAGGTGCTTGCACAAGATCGGCAGGCGAGGACAAAAACGAGTCGTATTGATGCGGATGCTGGAGGACGGCGAATGATCGATCTATCAACGCCAGCACGATGGCAGATTGTGCGACCGGCTGAGTCAGAGCCTCGGAGACGTGCGCAATTCAGTCAGTGCCAGTACGCCAACGGGAAGCTCGGACGATCGCAGGATGGCTGCCCATGCGAGTCGGCTTACTGCTGCCCATTCAGTCGCGAAGTCGATCGGATCGGTGGTGGCAAATGAAACCAGCCAAGTTTTCTGGCCGCAGGATCAAGACGCACCGCAAGACTCAGCCGCAACGACTGCCGGCCAACATCGCCGCTGCTGACGCGGTCTTTGGCGGCATCTTCGGGCTCAAGCGAGTGGGGGCGAAACAATGACAGGCCAACAGATCTACGAGTGGCTGAAACGGCACAGCGGCAAGCTAATGTGTAGCTGGTACGAGACCGGCGTAGGCACGTGCATGGCACCATGTCGATCGGCTGGCGAGCCGTCTGATTCAACGCAGTGGGTTGTGATCGGAGGACTGGCATGAGTGAGCCAACAGCCGCAGCACAATGGAACGCGATCGCCAGCAATCCGCAGAAGCTGCTTGATGAGCGCAACGCATTGCGCGACGCACTGGAGAAGATCCGCAAGATGATTGAGCCGCGTTATCTGCCGTTCTGCGATGACATCAGAGTGGTGATCGCGAAGGCTCTGCCGCTGCTGCTGTGCTTCGTCATGTCAGGTTGCGTGCAACCGATCGACCCAGCGCAGCCGGTTAAGCCTGACGAACGCAACAAGCCGGTGGCAGGCTCGCTGTCTGACATCGTCTATCGCAGCCTGCAAGATCGCGACGTTGTGCGGGCCAAGAAGCTCAGGGCGATCAAAGGCCAGCCGTGGGATTCTGCAAGGATCAAACGCATCGAGCAAGCCGGGGCTGAGGCATCCCGCGAAACTTGGGCACCAGTTGCGGCCGCATTGGCTGAGCGACTCGACTCGATACCGCAGTCCGACCAGGCCGCTTTTGATGCTGTGCTGGAAGAGATCGCCCTTGCTGCTGAGAAAGCGGGTGGCAAATGATTGAACTGCTCTGCCATCTCACAGGCGATTACACGCTGCAAAATGCGTGGATGGCGCAAAACAAAGTCAAGGCGTGGCTGCCTGCGATTGTTCACGCTTCGATCTATTCGACCGTGTTCCTGCTGATGCTTCAGCCGTCGTGGTATGCAATGGCGGTGATCTTCGGGACTCACTTGCTGATCGACCGATTCCGTCTCGCCAAATATTGGACCAAGGCAATTGGCGTTAGCGATGAACCGGCGTGGCTTGGCACGTGGCTGTTGATCATCAACGACAACGTGATTCACCTTTGGATTAACCACTTGGCGTTGAGGTATCTGTAATGAGCGACGGTTTGGGCCTTGTTATCGACGATCGACATGAAGCGACGATTGCCTCGCTGGCGCAGACGCCGGTGTCGTTTCGTGTAAAGGATCTTGACAGCCTGCCGCGCGAGTGGATGAGCGAGATTCCTGTTCGCAACCAGGGCTCGTTTTCGTGCTGCGTTGGCGGTGGATTATCAGGCTGCTTTGAGCATCGCCAATGGGTGGAGACCGGAGAATTTATCCGCTACTCGATGTGGCAATGCTATATCGAGGCACAGCGAGCCAGTGGTTTTCTGGGCTCAGATCAAGGGGCCGCTTTGCACGGAGCGTTAGAGGCTGCGGGGCGTGTTGGTGCCGCCCTGAATAGCCTCTGCCCGATGCCGAGCAGTTACACGACGCGCATTCCCGAAGAAGCTGTCAGGGACGCGGCGAATCACAAGCATCTCGGCAACAAAGCCTATGACGCACGCAGCTTCGAAGTCATGGTCGATTGGATCACCAATAAAGACCCGTTGCTGTTCGGTGGCATCTGGACGAGCGCCTTAGATCAACTCAATCCATCCGACTACATCATCCGCCCGAAGCATCTCAAGAGCGGATCCCGTCGCGGGTATCACTGTGAATATCTATGTGGGTGGGAGTACGTGGATGGCATCCTTTGCCCGCGTATCAGAAACACGCATGGCGAAGGTCACGCGCGAGGCGGCGTAGCGGTCATCAGCCGAGACGCCTGGGAAGTCTACATGGCAGATCCGAACACGGTTGTGTTGGCTTTCGGTGATATTCAAGAGCGAGAACCAAAGCGCCGTTCGTATAAGGAATCCAAACCGGGCGACGAGTGCTGAAATGCAAACGCTCAACGTCCTAGCGATCGTGAAGAAAACAGAGCAATACCTGTTCATTTACGACGACGACAGCGAGCAAGAAACGATCAGGACGTTTGGCCGATTCGCGGCTGATAAGGAATTGAGCTTTACCTGGTACGACGCAGCCGTGCTGAGTCAGAAGTTGCGGAAGCTGAAGAAGGAACGCGATGACAGCTGTTGAACCATTCCCGCTACGAGGCCGCAACCTGCCGCCGCGAGATCCAAAGATCGTCGCGATGGCGAGCAAAGCCTGCCGTCACCTTAGCGACGTTCCTGGCCTTAGCTCGGACGCGAAACAGGTTGCAGCCGAGATCGTGTTTGCCGAGCTGCATGCGTTGGCGATCAAGAAGCCGATGGGTGCCGCGGTATCAGATCATGAGCACGAGCAGCAGATCAGGCGTGACCTGCGCGAGGTTAAAGAGTCGATCGAGAACGACAGCGAGAAGCAGAAGCAGATTCGGCAGACATACGGAATTGATCCGCTGTCCATAATCATGGTTCTGTCGTCGCTGTTCTCGATTGTGAAGTTCATCCGGCAGTGGTTGAGGGGTGAGATATGATCGGACAATTAAAGCGACCAGGATACTGGAAGTACAAGGCCCTCAAGGTTATTGGCGAAGGTGAGTCGCTTAGGTTTTCAAGACATCACGACTGGACCTATTTGCACACCAAAACACCTGCCAAAGACACGTGGTATCGACGCCAAGTGTCGCAACTTGAATATGAAAAGCGAACAGGTCGGCAAGGCTGGATAATCGGAGCCAAACAATGACGAAAACCGCTTTATTGACCATCGCCATTCTACTGCTGACCGGCTGCTATGCGCCGCTGCCGAAGCCTACGCCAGAGCCCACAGACGGCCATTCCGACGAGGCTGTTATCGAGCCGCGAGAAGGCGTGAGCGTTTCGGTGGCGCTGCCTGTTGGAGCTTGGGATTGGGTTGCTACGAACCTAAAAGGCAACACGCTCACGATCCGCGATGCCATCACGATCAAGGACCCGTCAGGCGTGGCAGTGACGATCGCTGCGGGCACTGAGGCGACGATCGAGGTTGCTTCCGATCAGGCGTTGGTAACGTTCTCGAAGCCATTCCCGAACGCCAAGAAGATGGGCGTCAACGCAGATATCAAGTCGTTGGTTCTCAAACCAGACGGCACAGGCACAGCACAGACAGCGAAGTTTGGATCGTGGTCGTTCCGCTGGATCGACGACGGCAGCAAATCGGCACCTGGATGCGTCTGCGGATGCTCGCGAGCCGACTGCACATGCTCGACTGACGCAGTTCAAACCGCCTCAAACGCCCCCAAAGACCCTCAAACGCACCCAAAGACGCGGCATGCGATTTATTGGACCGCCTCTTGGTGTGGTCCATGTCGCACGTTCGGGCCGCGATTGAAGGCACTCGCCGATAAGCACAAGCTCAACATCAGGACCATCGACGTGGACCAAAATCCGACCGCATGGCAGCCATTTGCCGCGCGAGACAATCAGATTCCGCAAGTCGTGTTCTACGACGGCGACACGTTCCTCGAATCGATCGTGCAGCCGACTGACGAGCAGATACTCAAGGCGATGGGGGTGAAGTGATGGGGTTCAATAAACGCTCCATGACAGGGCAGAGGTGGATTGACACCATCGTAGGAATTGCGATCGGAGCGATCCTAGTGAATAGGGGTATTTGGGTAGTGTATTGGATCGCAAGAATGGCAACGGAGTGAAGTAATGGGCCGCAGCCTTGACGAAATGGGCGTTGAGAAAATCGACGGATACGGTCGAACTGTAAATAAGCCGCCAACAGGCACGGATGGAAACGAATACGGCGGGACCAACAACAACGATATCAACATCGACGCGATCACAGGACTGGCGCTAATTGCAATAGGCATTATCATTGCTGGTGTTGTGCTTGCACTGGCTGTGTGCGGTAAATAACCAACCCAACAACCCAAACAACGGAGGCTTGAGCTGTGGCTGAAGATAACGGATTGAAAGACGCAAGCGTGAAGACCATCGCCGCTAATTGGCTGCTCGGTCAACCATTCAACAACGTGATACTGGTGGCGATTCTCAGTGGCGGCGCGTGGGCGTTTTGGTACGGCGTCACCAAGGCGATTCCGGATCACCTCAACACGATCCAGGTGGGCTACGAGAAGATCGAGACTCGGCAATCGGAGCAACTCACCTCGCAGCAAGCGGCGTTCGAGAAAGTCGCCGCCACACAGCAGGCGTCGAATGAGCGAATCATCGAGTTGATCACGGAAAAGGCCATCGCTCGCAAGTCGGCAACAGCGTCGATTCCTGGTGATACGGGAAAGGACGGCACAAATTGAGAGCGATCATCACCGCAGTGGCGTTGCTACTCACGGCATCAACCGCATCCGCGCAAGACTGGTTTAACCCGGTTGACGATACGACGTTCAGGCACCCGCCGCAGATACCACGTCAGCGAGTTTGCCACCGTCAGCCGGTCATGCGGTTCGTCGGCTATCAACGCCGATGGGTGCTCTACACAGACGGATTCTGGCGGCTGGAGTGGTGTGAGGTTTGGGAGCGCAGTGACGTCGCGGTTTGCAGGTAGGCAAATCAAATGCAAACCATAAAAGACATCGAGCGTGCCGAGAATCTCGACTCGTTCGAGCGTATCAAATCGACACGCAAGGCACCGCGAACAAAACGGACTCACACGGCCCGAGACAACGGCTGCGACGGCAAAGTTGCAATGCGGCAGGTGGTAGCAAAGAACGCGGCAAGCTCCAAAGGAATGCGAGCTTACCGCTGTCAATTCTGTGGATCGTGGCACATCACAAGCCACACAGACCGAATGCGGCCGCTGAAATAGCGAGGGAGAATAACAACAACAAACCGCCCGCCACAATTCGACGACTCGTTCCTCGGAGCAGAACGCCGTGGCACGGTGCGCGTCGCATACGTGGAGCAATACAGCGTCATCTCGATCGGCGACAGCCAGACGTGGAACGGCGCGGACCTGCACTTGATACGCGACACGATGCGGCATTTAGCCAAGCGCGACCGTTGCACGCGCATCGGAATCGACATGCGGCACGTGTATCAGATCGAAAGCGGCTTCTTCGGCACGCTGTGCGAGTTCGTGGAAAGCGGCGTGGCTGTCAGGGTCTATCAGCCGGTGGAGTGCGTCCGCGATTACTATTGGTTCAGGGAGTACCTCAAAGAGCAAACGCCGGGCGTGTATCAGTTCGTGATACCAGCAGAAACGCGACTGGCGCTGGATGAACCGGCTGACCAGCGTCAGGAACGGGCAAGGCATTTTGGCGCGGTAGGTAAGTCAACGAGGAAGGCGAGGAAGTAATGAGCGACCTACTTCCCGACCTAATCGGCAGAGATCCGAATCGCGGCATTGCGATCACGTGTCCGGTGTGCTCGCTAGTAGTAGAACATTGGCCTGCCGAGTTGCGATTCAGAAAACAAAACAAAGTCAAATACGGAACAGGTCGTGGAGTTCCAGAGGCAGTGATATCGCTGGCCGTGCCGTACAGATGCCAGGAATGCGGATTCAACGAGCAGCCTGAGTTGATACGTGAACGCGGCGGTGATGCGGCGGCGATTTTCGGGCAGATCGATCCCAAAACGCCAGCCTCGCCGCGCATAGGCACCGACCTACCCAACGCCGCCGAATTGGGACGCGGCAGCCAGAGGCTTCTTGATCGCCAACGCATGCAGCTCGGCAACCACCAGCTCGG